AGGCAATTTCAATAGTAGAAAGCCCTGCAATAGAATCAGATTTTGTAGCCTTAAAAGGTGAGGAAGTAAAGTTAGCAGAAATTGACAAAGAAAAAAGAATTTTGCTAGGTGCTTTATTAATACCTAACAAGCCAATTTATAGAAAAAATGAGGAGGGTGATTATTACATATTTTTCTCAAAAGATACTATTTCTAAAGCATCACAAATGTATTTAAGAAATGGCTACCAAAATAATTCTACCTTAGAACACTCAAAAGATTTAAAAGGTTTAACCCTAGTTGAATCTTGGATTGTTGAAGATGAAGTACAAGACAAGTCTAGGAAGTACGGATTGAATGTACCTGTAGGAACTTGGATGGGAGCGGTAAAAGTTAATAATGACGAAATATGGAATGAATACGTTAGAACAAATAAAGTTAAGGGTTTTTCTATTGAGGGTTACTTTGCAGACAAAATGGAATCACCTAAAGAAGAGGTTAAAGAAGATATGTCAGCTAAAAGTGATCAAGAGACATTATTGAAAATAATTGAAATCTTGACAAGTGAGAAAAAATAAAGGGATATACATAGGAAGTAGAACGAGTCCTAAAGGAAGTTCACGTGCCTGTTTGTGTTGGGACACCAATACCTACTCAATAAGTTGTTGTGACGGATCTATTCAAGCACAGGGCATAGGAAGTATCACAGGCATAGCACCTGCACCTGTAAACACACCTTTAACAGATGCAACTTTTTACCAAGCTATTACAGATATATTAGCAGAAGATCCTAACGGTGATTATGATTTAGTACCCTATGGGAAAATACAGGATTGGGACGTGAGCCAAGTAACAGATATGTCTAGTGCATTTGATACAAATTATCCTAACTTTAATGGGGATATTTCAGGTTGGGATGTAAGTAGTGTTTCTACTATGCAAAATATGTTTAATGGAGCATCAGCTTTCAATCAACCTATTGGAAATTGGGATGTAAGTAGTGTAACTGATATGAATTTTATGTTCCGCAGGGCTACAAATTTCAATCAAGATATAGGGAATTGGAATGTAAGTAGTGTAAGTGATTTAAGCTATATGTTTTACCTAACAGAGCAATTTAATCAAGATTTAAACTCTTGGGATGTAAGTAATGTTGTTAATATGTCAGGAACTTTCGGTGAGTGTGTATTTAATGGAGATATAACTGATTGGGATGTTAGCAATGTAGAGGTTATGGAATATATGTTTAGAGGAGCAGAGCCTACCGTTGTTGTTATGCAATTCAATCAAGATATCAGTAATTGGGACGTGAGCAATGTTACGAGTATGCGTAGAATGTTTGAAAATGCAATCGCCTTTAATCAAGATCTAAGTATTTGGGATGTAGACAATGTAAGTAATTGTAATGCCTTTAGTGATGATACTCCTCAATGGACTTTACCTAAGCCAAATTTCACAAATTGTACACCTTAAAAAATAACCAAAATGCAAAAAATTAATTAATAATCGTTATATGAATAATATGAAATCAACCGAAATGTTAAACCAAATTAAAACACTTCTAAATATTGAAGTAAAACTTGAAGAAGCCAAGTTAGAAAATGGAACTGTAGTTACTGCAGATGCATTTGAAAAAGGAAAAGAAATCTTTATAGTAACAGATGACGAAAAGGTAGCGATGCCTGTAGGTGAATATTTACTAGAAGACGGAAAGCTAATTGTAGTTGAAGAAGAGGGAACTATTGCAGACGTAAGAGAAGTGTCTGATGAAGCACCTGCAAAGGAAGAAGAAACAGAAAAAGAAGAAGAAACCACTTCTGATTTAGCCGAAGAAAAAAAAGAAGAAGAAATGGCAGATGTCGCAGATTGGGAGGGAATGGAGAAAAGAATCCAAAACCTAGAAGATGCTATTGCAGATTTAAAAGCTGACAAGGAAAGCAAAATGCAAGAGGAAGAAATGTCAAATGAAGTACAGGCACCTTTAAAGTCAAGAACTGTAAAAGAAGAATTTTCGGAAGTAGAAAAAACTGAATTATCAGAGGCAGCTGCAAAACCAATTAAGCATAATCCCGAAGCAGAAACAAAACAAATAAAAAGGGTTGAATTTGGAAAAGGAAAATTTAATACAACCTTTGACAAGGTTATGGAACAAATAAGTAAAATTAAAAACTAAAATAAATTAAAAATGAGTAACTTAAAAAAAGTTGATTTAGCAACTACAACTAACATCACTACGACCTATGCAGGAGAATTTGCAGGAGAGTATATCGCAGCTGCACTTTTAAAAGCATCCACTATTGATGACGGAGGTATTTCTGTAAAATCTAATATTTCTTACAAAGAAGTAATTAAAAAACTAGCTACAGGGGATTTAGTAACTGCTGCAGGGTGCGATTTTGTACCTAACAGCTCTGTAACACTAACTGAAAGAATTATTGAGCCTAAAGAATTACAAGTGAATTTACAGTTATGTAAATATGATTTCGTAAACGATTGGGAATCTCAACAAATGGGTTTCGGTTTAGGTCAAACTTTGCCACCTAAATTTTCTGACTTCTTAATTGCACACGTTGCAGCAGAAGTAGCACAAAACACAGAGTTCAATATTTGGCAAGGAGATACTGCAGGAGCAGGATATACTTCTTTTGACGGATTTGAAAAGTTAATTGCAGCCGCAGTAACTGCAGGTGATATTCCTGCTGCACAGGCTTTAGTTTCAGCACCTTTAACTGCAGCTAACATCATTGAAAAATTATCAGACGTTGTAACGGCTATTCCTAACCAAGTTTATGGAAAAGAAGATTTATTCTTATACATTTCATCTAAAGCTGCAAAACTTTATGTACAAGCTTTAGGAGGATTTGGAGCAGCAGGTCTTGGAGCAAATGGTGTTAACGGAATGGGGACGCAATGGTGGAATAATGGTTCACTAACTGTAAACGGAGTTAAGATTTTTGTTTCTCCGGGATTGTCTGATGACAAAATGTATGCTGCACAAAGAAGTAATTTATACTTTGGAACAGGATTGTTAAATTCTACACAAGAAGTTAAGGTCTTAGATATGGCAGATTTAGATGCTTCAAACAATGTAAGAATGGTAATGCGTTTTACAAGTGGAGTTCAATTTGGAATAGCTGAAGACATAGTTTCTTTTGCATAATTAATTAATAACCATAAAAATAGGGTAGGTAGAAATGTATCTACTTACCCTTTTTTTTTTAAAACATAAAAAGAATGTCTTGTATTTTAACAACAGGTAGAATCATACCTTGTAAAGCTGCTTTCGGTGGAATTAAAAGGGCTTATTTTGCAGATTACGGATCTATTGATGATGTAATTGTAGACCCTGTAACAAAGGAAGCAACTATTGACCCAAATAGCCCTGTACCAAAATGGTATCAATTTGACGTAAAAGGAAATTCTAGTTTAGAAACTACTGTTACAAGTAGTAGAGAAAACGGAACAACCTTTTATACTCAAACTTTAAATTTAACTTTAACTTATTTAGATGCTAAAACACAGGCAGAACTGCAAACTATCGCAGTAGCTAGACCTTACGTTGTAGTTGAAGATTATTACGGAAATTTATTCCTATGTGGATTTGAAAACGGAATGGAATGCGTAGGTGGAACTGTAGTTACAGGAGCAGCCGCAGGAGACCTTTCAGGATTCACTATCACAATGGAGGGAATTGAAGAAGTAGCACCTTATTTCTTAACAGGTTCTTTTAACCCACAAACTGAACAAATAGACCCACAAGCCTAGTATCTTAGGATTTAGTAATTTGTATTATTTAGTTGAAAATAGGCACTCTTTTTTAAGGGTGCTTTTTTTTGATATATTCATTTTACAAATTATAGTATTTTTTTCGTTATACTAATAATGATTATACTAACTACATCAGCAGCTGCTCAATCTATTTCAGTTATTCCTAGAAGTTATTTAACTACTTTTGATTTATCAATAAGGGATGATAGTACAAACGTAGAGGTTATCTATAATATAACAAATGCGTTAAATGAGGGCAATTATCTAAATTTCTTTAATACATTTAGTCCTGTATTGGTTGAAAACCATTTTTATGATCTAAAACTTACTAGTAATGGTGAAGTTATATTTAAAGATAGAGTTTTCTGTACAGACCAAGATATTGACCAATTAAATAATGATTACTACAATTTAAATTTAAACGAATATTTAAATTACAATGGTTATGATAATACTTATAAAGTAAGATGAAAAGACTAAGAAATAACAAAGGGCAATTTATTAAAAAATCAAAGACATCAGAATTTGGTTTTGTAAATTTAAGCACTTACACAAGCCCTGAAATAAAAGAGGTATCAGGAAAAGATTATATTGAATATGGTGCTGATAATAATTACTTCCAATATTTGATTGACAGGTATAATGGAAGCCCAACAAATAATGCTGCAATAAATGGTATCAGTCAAGCTATTTATGGGAAAGGACTAAATGCTACTAATTCAAGTACTAAGCCAAATGAGTATGCACAAATGGTTTCTTTATTTAAAAAAGACGTAGTAAGAAAACTTTGCTATGATCTAAAATTAATGGGACAATGTGCAGTGCAAGTTATTTATTCTAAAGACAGAAAAACTATTGCACAATTAGAGCATATCCCTGTTGAAACTTTAAGAGCAGAAAAATGTAATGATGAGGGTGATGTACCTGCTTATTACTATTTCAAAG